TTATGAGTATAGCAGTTAGCCCTATAAGGCTCAATAGAAGGGGAAGTGCCACTACATATAATCCCACTACTAGCATTAGGAGCAATAGCCATGAGATTAGCATTTCGCTTACCTGAACCATGTATGTCAGGAGCTTCGCCCCTTTCACTAGCCAACTCTTTAGTAGCTTGAGTGGCTCTAGATTTGATAAAGGTGAATGCCTTATGATTAAAACCAGTTGCGTATATTCCCTCGAAAGGGATTTTCCTAGATTGGAGATACGCATGAAACCCCATCGCACCCAAGCCGAGACTTCTTTCTCTATATGCCGAATACGCAGATTTAGTATATCCTTCTTTACCTTTTCTAACATATTTTTGAAATCTTTTAAAGTTTGCACTATACTCTCCTAACTGTGTTGTATCTATTGCATTGTCAATGTAATGTTGTAATACATTGTCAAGCATAGTTATTAAGTCTTGTATAAAGTTATCTTCCTTTGACCAACTATCAAAGTGTTCTAAGTTTACTGAAGATAAACAACATACTGCTGTTCTTTCGTTGTCAGTTGGTAATGTAATCTCTGAACATAAGTTACTTTGTTTTATACTTAGTCCTAAATCTCTTTGTCCTTTCGGTAATGCTTTGTTACAGGTATCTATGTTTACCATATAAGGTTCACCTGTTTCTGCTCTGGCATGTATAATCTGCCACCATAAATCTCTAGCGTTTACTATCTTAACAGCTTCATTACTTTTAGGGTCAATCAATCTCCAGTCTTCATCTTGCTCAACAGCATTTAAGAATGCATTAGTTATATTAATACCGTTATGTAGATTAAGATTCTTTCTGTTTATATCTCCACCAGATTCTTTACGCATGTTTATAAACTCTTCAATCTCTGGGTGGCTTATGTCCATATAAGCAGCATAACTTCCTCGTCTTGTAGTGCCTTGATTAAAGGCTAACATCTGAGAATCAACTACATGCATGAAAGGTATTGAACCAGTAGACTTACTACCGTGAGCAGTAGAAATACCGTTGCTTCTAATGTCGCCCCAATATCCACCGATACCTCCGCCTGAACTCGCCAACCATATGTTCTCGTCATAATGAGAAGATAACCCAGTCCTACTATCAGGTACATAATTGAGAAAACAGCTGATAGGAAGACCCCTTGTTGTACCCCCATTACTAAGTATAGGAGTGCTGAACATGAACCAACGGTGGGAACAGTAGTCATAAAGTCTTTGAGCAAGTTCAAAATCAGTTTCACCTTTGAAGGTGGCTCCGAATACGGAGGCTCTTGCGAATTCTTCTTGTGCATGTGTTTCATTCTCCCAAAAGTATCTATCTTTTAATGTGTCTATACTAAATTTATCAAATGTTTTTTCTCTATCATAATCTATATCAATACCTAAATAAGGTTTCTTCCCTACTTTATCTTCAATCATTCTTCTTCCTGTAAATGTAATGTTATTATAGCATAGTGTATTATCTTTAACAGCTCTGCTTTCTTGTTATCTTTCTTACCATATCTCATGGCATACTTCATTATGTTTCCAACACAAAAACTTTCTCCGTGTCCGGCATCTATAATCATATCAGTTGCTTGGTACTTACCATTACCGTAATGAGCATCGTAAGTTCTATCTATATAAGTTCTTATCTCTATTAAACTTTTATCTTCACTAAACTTATAAGCCATCTTTCCATTCCTCCGGTAATGTTTCTTCACTATACCATCTAAAATTATTTGACTCTGCCCATTCAGCATGAGTTCTTTTAGTTCCATCTTTTCTTTTCTTAGCCTGTGGCATAGGAGAATAAGGTTTCTGAAACAAGAAGACTAACTCTCTATGTTCATTAAGTGCTTCTCTGATATGTATATACTTACTATACTCTGCATAATCCCAAAACCTACCTTTAGCCTCTAACAATATAATCTTATCATCGAATATCTTTACAAAGTCTGGCTCATACCTATGCTTAACAACATAGTTTATATTTTCCCAATGATGTTTCCATCCTTTAAGAATAGTTTGATGTATATCATATTCCCATTTGCTATCGTACCCTTTAGGTACATTAACTTTTTTAGGTCTGGGTTTTCTAGGTACTCTTCTAGGCATTTAGTTCTTCTAAGGTTACGTTAGGATTTCTCTTAACTTTTTTAATGAACCACCTTAGACTGTATGCACTTAACATAAATTTATTGTTAGCAAAGATATGTGTTTGCTCTGGTAAAAATTCATGTAAGTTTTTCTTAGTAATTTTAGTAGCGTCTTCGCCTTCTGGAACCATAGTTCTAATCCAATCTATGAGTAAAGTTTCTGCTCTGCGTCTTATTTGTTTAGACTTTTTTTGATTCATAATTCTTTACAAGTTTCCAATAATTTAAAATACTGTTAAACATTTCTCTGTGTTTGTCTTGAGATTCTTTATCCCATATATGACAGGCTATTAATTCTGTGTCTTCTCTATCAACAAAGATAGATACTCTTTCGACATCATCGTAACCACAACCCTGTGCGTAAGCAGACAACTGCATACCGTGTTCATCATATACTAACTTAGCTGGGTCTTTGCCTTCTAAGTTGTCTTTAGTTTTAAAGTCTACAAAGATACCGGACTTAGAATATAAATCTATCTTACCACCGTAACCTAAATCAGCACAGAAAGAATCCTCTGCTATCCATTCTTCATTAGGAAAATTTTCATCTAACCAAGCTTGAATAATTTTATAAGTTTTACTAGTGCCTTCTCCTAAGAAACCACGTTCAATCATGGCGTGAATCTTGGTACCTTTTTTTGCAGCTTCTTGTCCTATTCTTTTAGAGTCTTGCTTACATCTGTATGCAAATTCTTCTATAGATTCTAAAGGGTCTTTCTCTAAAGTTAAAGCAGAGTTAAGTGCTTGATTTATTTTCCAGTTCTCTAAAGAAGGTTTGGCTATCATACCAAGTACAGTAGTTACAGAGGGTACTAAGTGTTCTTTCTTAGCATCTCTTAAAGTAGTGTTTCTTTCTTTACCATTGGCACCAATGATAGTGTACATTGGCTCTCCTTCTTGAGTATACCAATGACCAGATTCAGCTATTATTTTTTTAGCCGACAGTTTATTATATACTTCTTGAGAGGAAGTGTCAAGTGTTTCTTTATTTTTTTTCATCTTCAGTCTCCTTAAATGCTTTGATAACATCTGAAGAGAATAACTTTTGAAGATTAACTAAGAACATTTTACTTGCGTTGTGGTCTCCACCACATACTGTTTTAAAACTATCAAGCTCATCAACAATAGTTCTAAGAACATCTGTTTTAAATACAAGAGTACAGAACTCGTTGTCTCCTACACATAAGTTATGAAACCAATAGTCTGATTCTGTTGCTCTAATTCCTGATGGTTTGTTCCAAGACTCATACTCTATACATATGTTTCCTGTCTTCATCCACATACCTTTCTCTGATTTAACTTCTATCTTTTTTCCAGTTAGCATGTCTTTAATTTTATCTTCTCTTATCTCTCCATACTCTAAATCAATATCAAATTTCTTTCTGTCTTCTTTATTTGGTTTCATGTTTTACGACCTCAATGTCATCATTAAAAAACTTTGTTAAAAAATTTTCTATATTACTTACTTGATAAAACTTTTCATTAGGAGTTCCATCAGAATTTATATTTCTCCATTTTCCTTTTCCTACAATATATTCATAAGAATATCTTCTTTTGTTTCCTTTACCATCTTTTCTTGGAATAGCTTTTGTAGTTAAAGTAATTGTATCTTTTTTTATTTTATATTCTATTTTATTATCTTTTAAAATTGTTTCTACATTTTCAACTTTCTCTTCAGTTGGTTTAAATTCATTCTTTGTTAATAAAAATCTTTCATAAAAATCTTTAATGTTAGTAGATGAATAATGTTTTGTTGGGTAATTATTTTTTTTAATAGGAGACCATCTTCCTGTAGTACTATAATAAGAATATTTAGTTGCGTTACAGTATATCCAAAACATAGTTGAACCTGCTCCTTCTGTTAATACATATTCAACATTCTTATCTTCTAAAAATTTAATAACTTGTTCTACAGTTTCATTGGTGTTATGTTTAAAAATTACTTCTCCTTGAGAATTAACTCTATCAAATTTCCAATCGTATTTTTTAGTGGGTTTCACTCCAATTTACTCCTGTCTTGTATTCGCCATCAAGAGGACAACGAAGTTTAAAATGTTCACCTGCTTTAATAATACTATCAACAGCAAGTCTTCCTGCAAAATCTGCTT